ATGCAGTAGTATGGTTTCTCGCCGTCCTCATACAGCAGTGCAAGATGATTGACTGCGATGTGATTGGGTGTAATTGTGTTGTAGAAGTCACTTTGCTTGTTCAAAACATCCGCCGAAATGACGCCAATCAAGGAATTACTGAACATGGACTGATTCACAGCCCATACTCCAAAATCAACATTGGACGCAAACGAGTCGGGTCGTGCTGTGTGTAGTGCCATTGGTTTCTGTTCAGTGCCTATGCCTACAATCGAACATGCAAAGGGCTTGAAGTCCACCACACGCCAACCAAATCCCTCTCGGTCATCGTTGAAGATTGTAGTCAAACGGACTCCCAAATTAGCCACCGAGTCAATGGCAGGTGCAGTGTCGTTAATGTCGTTCGACAGGCTCAGAATACGTCCTGTACGCTTCACTTCTTCACCATCCTATGTGCAGCCTTAACAGCAGCCTTGAACCCGCCTTTCTTCCACTTACCCGATTTGGTTCGATACTTGCTCGAAACACGCTTGAAAGCGGCCTTGTACTTACGATTGTAGGCCGTTACCTTCTTCTTCGCTTTCTTTGCTACTGGAGAGGCCTGTACGACCTCTTTCGCCTCGCTTGCTAGCCTACCGGCGTCCCGTAGCAATTCCATGTAGTCGTCTATGTCCAGTTGGACATGGCTAGGCACTGGTATCACACGCCTTGCTGGCTCAGAGCAAGCGCCATTGCAGCCGCTTCACTCATGGTTTCTACAGTGCATTCCAATGTGATCGAGATGTAAGCGTCCTCAGCCCAACCAGTAGAGGCTTCACCACCGAGAAAAATGGTATCAACCGCTACGAGATAGCCGTTAGTCCACATTTGGGGTAATACGTCCATGTCGTGTGACAATTGTGGGAACTCGTCGGATGTAAACGAGTTAGTAGCATAGACAATACCCGATGCAATAACAGCACGGTTTGAACTAAGGACTGTGTCGGCTTGAGATTGGGTGACCAATTGGTATTGAGCAGCCGCCGAATCGCTGGCCGCTAGGACTTGTAATGCTGTCCCATCAGCGTCGGATACTGTCACAGCGACATTGTGAATCCTCAAGACGGATTTGCCTAGGGCATCCACATATGCACCGAGGTCAATGGGTGTCTGTTGATAGGTTCCTGTGTTGTTTGCGTTCAGTGTCTGTCGTATGAAAAACGAGTCCGATTTCTTAGCCATGGTTGTGCGAACATGTTCGTATTAATTAAATGACCGGAAATCGGACTAATCCAGGGTCGCTTTTTGCCGATATCCGGTAAATCTGCAGCCAGAATCCGGTAAAAATTGTGATCAGCTAGCGCCGATAACCGGTAAAACAGCCGCCGGCGGCCATTTTATTACCAAATGCTTCGTGGGGTCTGAATGTCGGCCTATCAATACGAGGGGAAACACGGTTCAGAATGATACTCGGCGGGGGTCGGGTGGACTGAACCGAACGACACACAAAAAGGATGTAAAAAAATGATAACAAAAATTGTGATAATGAGCATTATACTGTCACTTCTGACAGCGAAAAAAAGCAAAGTGTTTGGACAATTGACATTGGACGGACAAAAGGCACTGGATTGGCTAAAAAATGGCGTCGTGGTAACACCGAGAGCCATTGAATTTGGTCATGTAGTTGCGTTTGTGGATGAATGGAACATACCGGAGTGGGCTGATGGGATCATTGCCATTATCCATCCGCTAAATGACGGTGACAGGCCTGTGCTAGTCACCCAAAAATCAGCCTTGAGGATACTTGAGGCAAAGTGTGCGGAGTGGGAGGCCGATGGTGCCAACTGCAAGACCCGAAAAGTCAAGGGCGCTGTAGTGTCCGTGATTGATTTCGGCGACCATTCGATGGAACTGAGTTTTCGTCGCACTGGCAAAGGTAAGTTTGACCCGTATGAGGTGAAGATGACCGAGTAGATTGACAACCATCAACGGAAATAAATTGGGCGGCAGGTCTTGCGACCTGTCGCCCTTTTTTTATTTTCAATTACCAGGGACAAAATACCCTATTTCCCCTCGGCTGATGGCTGACAACAGAATCAAGTCTGATAGTAAATGCTGCTCGTTAAACGCCTCTATCTTCGATTCTTTTCTGATTTAGGTAGTTACAGTGCCTAGACACTAACAAATGGATTCTAGGTATGTTTAACGAAGAATTGCCTTAGTTACTAGCCCATGCGACGGGAAACTGATGTCAGCCATCAGCCGAGGGGAAATAGGGTAACGAGTTGTGGAAATTGTAACACAATCAGCGCATAGAGCAGTCGCTCGCACCAAACGATTCGCTCGTTCTGTGCAATGTCCACCGGTGCAATAGCATCAAGACCGGCCGCCGACATTCTGTGCGACCTCCTTCAAGCGGAATGCGATTTCTTCACGGTTGCTAATCTCATATTCTTCTAGCGTGATGCAGTAGTATGGTTTCTCGCCGTCCTCATACAGCAGTGCAAGATGATTGACTGCGATGTGATTGGGTGTAATTGTGTTGTAGAAGTCACTTTGCTTG